ATAATGCATTCATTAATAAATAACATTAGAAGGAGAATAAAACTATGGCTACAATTCAAGGCAAGGCATATTGGGCATCTATCACTAGACCCAATACAACTTTTGACCCTGTTTATCAAATCGATTTAGCGATTGATGAAGAGACTGCTGAACAATTTTCAGCAAAGGGAATCACTGTTAAAGAAGATGAACGAGGCAAGGTAGTTAAGTTCAAGAGAAGAGTCAGTCGTGCTGATGGCACAGACAATCCATCACCAAAGTTGGTAGACTCATCTAAAAATCCTATCGATGTATTGGTAGGGAATGGTTCAGATGTAAAGGTTATGTTCAAAGAATATGACTGGAACTACGCTGGTAAATCTGGCGTTGGACTTGACCTACAAGCAGTACAAGTTATCAACTTAGTTCCTTACGGAGAAGAGTTCGATAAGGTCGATGGGTTTGTTGCAACCGATAGTGTAGATGAATTTTAATCTATCTAGGGGGCGACAACAATGGACAATACAAACGATAAAGGCTTTGTAAAGTTCCACTTATCATGTGGTGCTTGTGGAAGTAGTGATGCAAGATGTGTCAATGAGAACGGAAGTTCATATTGTTTCTCTTGCAAGACTTACTTCAAAGCACCATCTGATTTTGATGGAGAAGAATTAAATAACAATGAGGGCGACACAATGGGAATACAAGCAGTACAGACTAGACCAATAGTCATAGAGAATATTGGTACATTTGGTGCTATCAAAGACCGAGCAATAGCAGAAGATACTGCTAAGAAGTATGGTGTTAAGATAGTTACTAATGGCATGGGGCAAATAGATAAACATATCTATCCTTACTATGACACTAAGGGTTCAATGATAGCTACTAAGACTAGGTATACAAAGAACAAACAATTTTCTATAACAGGTTCAACTTCCGAGTCAGGTTTATTCGGACAACATCTCTTTAGTGGTGGTAAGTATGTTACTATTACAGAGGGTGAGGTTGATGCTATGTCTGTATACCAACTACTAGGTAGTAAGTATGCAGTAGTCAGCATTAAGAATGGAGTAGCATCAGCAGTCAAAGATATTAAGAAGAGCTATGATTGGCTTGAAGGTTTTGATAATATTGTTATCAACTTTGATAATGATGATGTTGGTAGAGAGGCTAGTCAAAAGGTAGCCGAGCTATTTGCACCATCAAAAGCTAAGATATTAAAACTGCCTGAGGGCTACAAGGATGCGAATGATTTACTAAAGGATAACAAGTATCAAGAGTATGTTAAATCGTGGTGGAATGCCCCTGTTTATGCCCCTGACGGCATCATTAAGGGTGAGTCTTTACTAGATGATGTCCTTGCCCCAGTCGTAAGGTCAACAGTTAGCTATGGTTGGAAAGGTCTAGACGAAATGACCTATGGTATCCGTAGTGGTGAGCTTGTAACTCTTACTGCAGGTACTGGATTAGGTAAGACAGCCGTCGTCAAAGAGTTAGTGTACAATCTATACAAGAATACAGACTCAATGATTGGTATGATTATGCTTGAGGAAAGTCCTAAGATAACAGCATTAGATATCATGAGTGTTGAAGCTAACCTACCTCTTCGCAGACCAGACATTCACATTGGTGCAGAAGAGAAGAAGGAATACTTTGACAAGACCATTGGCTCTGGTAGATTTTATTTCTACAAACACTTTGGTTCTAATTCAGTAGACAATATTGTATCACGAGTTAGATACATGGCTAAGGCTTTAGATTGTAGGTACATTGTACTTGACCATGTCAGTATGATTGTATCTTCTCAAGAGTATGGTGATGAGAGAAAAGCTCTTGATGAAATCATGACTAAGCTAAGAGTCTTGGTAGAAGAGACAGACATATCATTAATCATTGTCTCACATCTAAGAAGACCAGATGGTAAAGGACATGAAGAAGGTGCGGCGACATCCCTATCACAACTTAGAGGTTCAGCTTCTATCGGTCAGCTATCTGACATGGTGATTGGATTAGAGAGAGACGCACAACATGATGATGTACATGTTAGGAATACAACTTGTGTTCGTGTTCTTAAGAATAGATTTGTAGGTATGACTGGCCCAGCTACATACTTATATTATGATAAGGATACTGGTAGGCTTACTGAAACAGAGAAGCCCAATGGTAACGAACTAGATGAACTTTAAACGAGGCGACAATAATGAAGAAGAGATTGTTTTTAGATATAGAAACTCCGATGATAACTGGAGGCTCACTACCCGATAAGATTTTTCTTATTGTAGGTAAGGATGCTGAGAGTAAAGAGATATTTTCTTTTACTGAGGATAAGTTAGAAGACTTTAAAACTTTAGTCAGTAACTATGATGAATTTGTAGGTCATAACATAATTGGTTTTGATGCACCAGTTATACACAAAGTGTTAGCCATTGACCTACACCAACAGGGTAAGGTGATTGATACATTAGTACTGTCTCGATTATTCAATCCTGTACGAGAGGGTGGACACTCTCTTAAATCATGGGGAGATGCTCTGAGGTTTGACAAGTTAGACTTCAAAGATTTTTCTCAGTACTCTGATGAGATGCTAACTTACTGTGTCAGAGACGTTGAGGTCACGGAGAAAGTACTAACTTATTTAATAAGAAAGTATCCTGACTTTGCTAAGGAAGCAATTAGACTAGAGCATGATGTCTCTAGAATAATTACACAACAAGAAAGAAATGGTTTTCTTTTTGACATGGGTAATGCTCATCTTCTACTTGGTAAATTAAGAGAGAAGATAAATGAAATAGAAGCAAAAGTTAAGGAAAGATTCATACCCTTACCTACCTTTGTTAAAGAAGTTAAACCTCGTCGTCGTAAAGATGGCACACTAAGTACGGTTGGACTAAACAGTCTGGGACAGGGGTGGGTAAATGTTATGGGAGAATTTTCTCTCATAGAAATGAAAGAGTTTAACCTAGGAAGTAGGCAACAGATAGGTAAATATCTACAATACTTTGGATGGAAACCTACAAAGTTTACAGACAAAGGTCACATAATTGTAGATGAAAAAGTTCTGGAAGGTGTCGAAGGTATACCTGAAGCAGAACTGATAAGAAATTTTCTCTTACTGCAAAAAAGAATAGCTCAAGTTAGTTCTTGGGTTGAGGCAGTAGCAGAAGATGGGAGAGTACACGGAAGAGTAATAACAAATGGTGCTATTACTGGTAGAATGAGCCACATGTCGCCCAACATGGCTCAAGTTCCTGCGGTGTATTCTCCCTACGGAACAGAATGCAGAGGACTATGGGTAGTACCAAGCGGATACAAACTAGTGGGAGTAGACGCAAGTGGTTTAGAATTAAGAATACTTTCTCACTACATGAACGATAAGGAATATATAGATGCTATCATTAATGGAGATATACACACTACAAATCAAAATCTTGCAGGTCTTGACACAAGAGACCAAGCAAAAACTTTCATCTATGCCTTCATATATGGGGCAGGTGACGAGAAACTCGGAACTATCGTCGGAGGGAATAGAAGCGATGGGAAAAAGATTAAAGAAAGATTTCTCAGAGGTACTCCAGCCCTTGCAAGCTTTAGACAACGAGTGGGAAAAGCTACTGGCAAAGGTTGGCTCAGAGGAATCGACGGCAGAAGACTCATCATCAGGAACAGACACTCCGCCGTCAACACCTTAATACAAGGTGGTGGTGCTATCGTAATGAAGAAGGCACTCATCTTACTAGATGATTATGTATTACAAAATAAATTAGAGGCTAGACCAGTGGCAAATGTTCACGATGAATTTCAGTATGAAGTTCTTGAAGCACATGCAGATGACTTTGGTAAACTCGCAGTTAACTCAATCGTAAACGCAGGCATTGAATTAGGTATTCGATGTCCATTAAATGGAGAATATAAAAGTGGAAACAACTGGCAAGAAACACACTAAGACTTTAGATACTTTAGTTGAGGACATTAACAATGTACTGACAGGTATCTCATCAGGAATTAAACCTGAAGTTAAAGAAGAACAAGTAGATAAGTTCTTAGAGAATACTAAGTTAGCTTTACTTGATTGGCTTGAGCCATATAAAAGTTCAGGCAAAGGATTAAGAATGTCTATCATAGGTAGACCAGCTCGTCAGCTATGGTATGACAATCGTAGTGAAGCAAAGAAAGAAATACATGACCCTTCTACACAACTAAAGTTTTTGTATGGACACATGTTAGAACATTTACTATTGTTTCTTGTTGAAGTATCTGGACATGTTGTTACAGACCAACAGAAAAAAATAGTTGTTGAAGGTGTGACAGGACACATGGACTGTAAGATAGATGGTGAAGTAGTTGATGTTAAGTCAGCATCACCTATGTCATTTAAAAAGTTTAAGACTGGAAGTTTATATGAGAGTGACCCCTTTGGATATGTAGCACAGCTATCTGGCTATGAACATAATGAAGGCACTACCAATGGTGGATTGTTTGCTGTTGATAAATCGTCAGGAGAGATAGCATTGTTTAGACCTGATGAACTAATGAAACCTAATGCAGCAGAATTAATTAAATCTTTAAAGGAGAAAATAAAAAGTGAAGAACCACCTGAAAAATGTTATCAACCAATTCCACATGACAAGACAGGGAATTATAAACTTCCTGTGGGGTGCGTATACTGTTCTCATAAGTTTACTTGTCATAAAGATACTAATGAAGGCAGGGGACTTAGAGTTTTCAAGTATGCTAACTCTAATGTGTACATGACAACAGTAGAAAATACTCCTAGAGTAGAGGAGATAACTAACAATGAATAGAAAAAAAATAAAAGTATTAAGACGCAGAGCTAAACATATATTAGTTGAATGGTTAAGGTCTTTACTTCCAGAAGAAGAACAAGAGAAAGTTAACATCAATACTATTCTTCATCTAATGCCTAAGCAAACTCACTATATGCACAACTTTCAAATATATCAAAGTGCTTGGTCATTTAAATGGGTAATGAAAAGATTAAAGTTAAATCCTCATTGGACTTTCAAAGACATTAATGCGAGTGCTTTACCTAGTGCAAGAGCATTAAGTAGACAGGATAAAGATGACTAAGTATCGCTCTAAGTTTGAGAAGACTGTTGTTACTGGTCTTCAAAAGAAAAAGATAAAGTATAAGTATGAAGAATATATTATTAAGTTTACTCAGCCTGCTATTGATAGAACATATCTTCCTGACTTATATTTTCCTAAGACAGATATCTTTGTAGAATTAAAAGGAGTTTTAAAATTAGAAGATAGAAAGAAACATCTATGGATAAAAGAACAAACAGATTATGACATTCGTTTTTGTTTTATGAATGCGAATAATAAAATTAGAAAAGGTTCTAAGACAAGCTATATAAATTGGTGTGAAGCTAATGATATTTTATGGTGTGAAAAAGAAATACCTTTAGATTGGATGAAACAATGAAGATAAATAAGGACAATGCTTACATTATACTAACACCTAACACACCTAATGAAGGTGATGTCGGATTTGAAATGATAAACTATACTGACAACCCTAACATAGACACACTATCTTATGGTATCAGATGGTTAGTAACTCAAAACCCTGAATTAATATACTACATAGGGGCAAGAGAAATGGAATATGAACTAATTAAAACAATACAAAAAGAAAAGGAGCAACCCGATGAAGACCCAAGTCTACACTAAACAACTAATAGAAAAAGCTAAAGAGCTTGTCTCTAATGATAGAGAAAAGACTCATGGAAACAAACAAATTAATCATGATAACATAGCCAAGATGTGGTCAGCTTATCTTGACCTGCCTTTGAATGGTCTTGATGTCGCCTTAATGATGACATTATTAAAGGTAGCAAGAACTAAAGCAGGCTCACATAACCCAGACGATTACGTTGACATGGTCGGTTATAGTGCTATCGCTGGAGAACTGGCAGAGAAAGGAAACAACAATGTCAAATAATCAATTACCAACTACCTATCAACAATTTATTCATGCCTCTAGGTATGCTAGGTTTGTTGAAGAACATAAACGCAGAGAGTCTTGGAGTGAAACAGTCACTAGATACTTTGACTTTATGCAAGAACATTTAAAAGAAAACAATAAGTATAATTTACCTAAAGATTTACGCACCGAACTTGAAGATGCTGTCTTAAGTTTAAGTATCATGCCGTCTATGAGAGCACTCATGACTGCAGGTAACGCACTTAAGAGAGACCATACTGCAGGTTATAACTGTAGTTATATTCCTATCAATGATGTCAGAAGCTTTGATGAAGTAATGTATATACTACTATGTGGTACAGGCGTGGGCTTCTCAGTTGAAAGAGATTATGTTGAAGAGCTTCCAACAATTGCAGAAGAGTTTGAGAATACTGATACTATAATTGTAGTACAAGATAGTAAAGCTGGGTGGGCTAAAGCCTTCAGAGAA